AGCGGCGTTACTAAACACCCCTGATAACGTACTATTACCTTCTGTAGCGTATTTCTGAGCAAGTGCCTGTAGTTGTGCAGGGTCATTAGCGTACTGCTGTAGTAACTTCTGTACTTCAGCCTGAGATTTCACACGGCTCTTCTCAGCCATCATCATTCCCGGCAACGCCCCTACTCCTTCAGCAGCATTGCCAAGCCTTTCAGAGTAACTAGGGTTAAGGAGTCCTTGTATAAATGTTTCTGAAAACTTAGCCATTATTATGCTCCTGTTATGCCTCTCACTAAACCACCAATAAGTCCTGTACCAACGTCACCCAACAGATTAGCTCTAGCTGTCTCTGCGGCCAAACGTGCCTGAAGTCCGCTCATCATTCCCTCACTGTAGCTACCCACTCCGTACTGCTGTGCTTGTTGCTGTAACTGTGGGAACATATCAGTAGCACTAATCTGATTAAGCATGTTAGCTTGTGGTACGTAAGAACCTGTCAACAGTGCCATATTAAGAGCCTGTTGTTGTTGCTCAAGGTCTGTTGCTGCGCCGTAGGCTTGTTGACCAAAGACTAACGACTCAATAGCACGACGCTGTTGTGCATCTCTCATAGCGCCTTCAGCCATTGCTAAGTCACTACCTAATGCAGAAAATCTATAGCCTAACTCTCCTTGTTGTTGTTGCTCTGCTTGTGCTTGTTGCATAGCCATTAAGGATGCTTGGTTCTGAGCTTCTGCTTGTGCCTTAGACAAAGCAAACTGCTCTGGCGTACCACCGTACATATTGGTCTGGACACCTAAACGCCCTTGATTAAACAAACGCTCCTCAAGAGCTAACTGCTGACGTTGCTCTTCAGGTGCCTGCATAGCCCTTAGACGATTATAAACATCAGTCTCACGGCCAGCCATATCCTGAGTAAGCCCCGTCATAAACATACCGCCTAAGTCTGCGGCACCTTGAGCTAACAACTGTTGATTAAGAATACCGTAGGGGTCTTGTCCAAGCTGTGTTTGACCACGTGTTAAAGCTAATCCTGCCCCTGTTCTAGTGTCAGTAGCTTCCACAGGATCACGCAAAGTACTGACGACTGCCCTACGGAGCATTTCGTCCTGTATGGCCTGCTCTTGTGCTTCTAAGGTTGTCTTAGCACCTAAACTAGTGACTACTCCAGTAGCAGGGTCTACTTCAGGAGTTAAACCAAATGAAGAACCTGTGCTAGAAGTTATAGTATAAGGCCTAAACTGAGACAGCCCAAGACCTTCAGCAGCAATCTGGGCTGCTCCCGGTATCTGTGTACCATCAGGTAACGTGGCTCCAGCTATTGATTGGGTTCCTACAGTACTGAGGCGGTCAAAAGCCTCTTTTGTAAGTAGGCCTCCAGCCGCGCCTGCACCTATGCCTAAAAAGGCATTAATAGTGTTGCTATTGCCAGCCAAAAATTTTTCTAAAGCATTCATTAGAAAATACCCCTGTTCTTAGTAGTAATCATATTGTTTTACCTAGTAGTGCTAATACGTTCATTTCCTGTATAGACAAAGCAAAGCCGTTGATGTCTGTCTCAAGGCCCACGTTAATTACAGAGCCGTACCCTGTGGTGTTTAGTGAGTTCCTGCTTATAGTAATTCCTTCAGCAGAATAGTCAGCGTCAGTATATTCAGACTGCCCATAAAAACCGGGAGTATCGCTGCTTGTCCTAAAAGTACTAGAACTGGTATCTGTTGAAAAGTCATAAGACCACTTGAGGAAAATGTCTGAGTTGTTTCCTCCAATCAAAGTAGGTCTAATCTTTTTTAACATCTTAATCTTAGCTGGATCACCAAACGTAAGACCCGGACTAAAGTACCTAAAGCGGTAAGGCTGTCCGTTGTCTCTGTAGTTATCGTACTTACCTAAGCCGTCTACACACCCTATGTATATGTCACCGTTCCTATCTCTTTGGAACGACTTAAAGTCTACACTGGGCCAACGAGTAACTCTGTACGCTCCGCTCTCTAGCGTTGCTCTTATGTCAAAGCAGTACACTAAACTAAGATCAGCAAAACACAAAAGATAAAAGTAGTTCTCAGGGCTGTACACAGTACTAACAGGTGTAGCAGTAGCCAATGTATTAGCAATTAACTCTTGTTTTATGTTCCTGCTCAAGTCAGTAATAGGCAGAGACTTTTCTTGTAATGTTCTACCTAACCCTCTTAGACCTGTAGGAGTTAAAAACAAAAGGTCTGTTCCTATGTCTTGTATACTGTTTCTGTCTACACAACCTACACCAGCAATGGTGTCATGTATAGCCATAGATGCAGGACTGTCTGCTCCACTGTAAATAATTATATTATTCTCACCAAAGACAATAAGAAAGTTATTGTGTGCGGCAAGAGCTACAACTTTATCAAACCCATTAGGCCATGCCTTAGATACATCTATAGATCCACTAGAGCCACCACTAAAGTCATGTCCTACTAACAAATCAGACCAATAAATAATGCTATCATTAGTAGCGTTACCTACAACAAACAACCTACCATAAGCAGCAAGAACTTCATTAGAATACTGACTAGCTGACACATTAGCACCAACTACACTAGACATTTTAGTTACTGCCCCTAGTGCATTACTATAAACTAGAGGTTCGTAACCACGTTGAAAGAAATAAGCGTGATCGTTAAAGTTTACGATCTTCCAATCGTTAGCTGTAATTGTATACGATCCCGGTGTAGCATCTACTAATGTCGTAGTGCCTGTCATAATCTTATTGTTACCCGTGCTAAAGATTACTTCGTTACCTGCACTGTCGTAAAACTCATGTATCTTATGAAGGTAGTCTGTACCTAGTACCGTTTTGTCTGTTGTTAAAAGAGAATTACCTTTACGTGATGCAAGACGACCACGCCTGTCAATAATAGCGTTGTCAGCAACTTCTGCAAAATTAGTATCTAGTGCTATAGGAGAGTCTTCAGTATTGATACCCATAAAAGCAGGAGCAACTAAGTTAATACTCTGTAGTGGCTGGGCCATACTTACTCCTACGGTGTGTACCAGATGGTTTCGTCAGGGTGCTTCTGTGCATCCATAGCGATCGCATCTGATAGATATTTGTCAGCTAGAGCAAAGTACTCAGGGGTAGATGTACCGCCTGTCTCGCCACGTTCACGAGCTAACAAAGCCACTGCCATGTGAATAACAGGCTGACTAGGAATAGCAAGAGTGTCTGCATCAACAGACAAAGGAACATTCCTAATTACCATTTTAGTTTTAATAGAATAAACACCATCAGGTTTAGGGTACACATCAATCTGTGAGTCACCATTAGCATCTACACTGTTGTAAGTGTAAAAAGCAGGGGCACCAGAGGCAGGTGTTCCTATCAAATACTTTTCGTCAATCCAAGACTGAGGACGATACTCCATAATTATATTAGATGTATCGTTAACCATAGTCAGTACTTTACCGTAGTCCTGTGAGACTGTAAGAGAATACGTGTAGTCATCTGCCGCAGTAGTAATCGTAACAGTAGTCCTAAGTTGTGACCAATCCCAAGTATTTTCTATTAGTGTCTTAGCGTCGTTAATATAGTCACCAACCATAGTGCTATAGGTGTTAGCGTACACGGTAGTTACTTGGTCTTCTCGTAAACGCCTAAGCACATTGTTTACTAAGTTTAAGTATGTCATATAATGTCCTTAAACAAACTGTTAGTTAACCATCCGCGCAACATCTTAACATTGTCTACGCTCTGGCCTGCTGGTGCCGCAACACCTGCTTGAAAAGGGCTATAGCTCATTCCTGTTACTGTTCCTACTTGTGAATAATCAGGAGAAGTATATGAATTAGCAGCATATTCTGGGGGAGGTGGAGGAGGCTCTACGTAACCACACTCTGTTGAGTTAGGTGTTTGCTGTTGCGTAGACCCACCTTCGCCGTCAGCGTAGAACATTATCATTGTGGTGCCTGAACACTGTTTACCTAAGTATGACCCTTCTGCTAGGTTGTCAACAGTAGTGTCATCACCAGTAGTGTCATCACCAGTAGTGTCATCACCAGTAGATCCTGTTCCTCCACAATTTATATTATTTTCTAAGCGGTCTATTGTTCCGTTACCAAAGTCTATAACAAAAGTAGTCCCATCACAGTATGAAGTAACATTTGGTTCTGACCCCGTAGACTCAGTAGTTGCTGAAGATTGTGAGGCAGCATAAGCCTGTCCTTCAGGAGAGTTCTTAATCTCGTCCATTACAGCCTTGATTGCATCAGGGTTTTTATACAAGGACGCTTCAAAAACTTTGTTACTGTAGTAATCTAAACCACCCGCGTCCGACCCTCTGCCTAAGTACAGTTGGTAAGCCCTCTCTACCTCCTGCTTAGCCTTATCCATAATAGCTGCTTGATCCCAGCCTGATAAAGAACCATCTGGACCAACTCCTCCAGAGTTGTCAACACCAGTTACATTTGTAATATAATCAAATGCGTCTTGTCCGTAGTATCCAGAGTTTAAGTCTAACTGGGGGTTAGGAATATTATTAATATTAAACATACCCATAGTACTAGGAGCAAACAAAGGAGCCTGACCTACGCATTGGCCCCTATCATTAATTACACCCTGCTGTCCGTTAGGCTGCGTACAAAACGTGCCCTGTACTGGAGTAGATACCCCGTACATGCCTCCAAAAGTGCTATAATCTCTATTCATACTATGTCCTTGCGGTTAGTGAGCAGTCTTGCCACTTGCGCGTCTAACTGTGCAGAGTAGTCTACAAAGGGCTTGTTTGAAACTACTAACTCAGGAGTTCTGTTGTAACTAAGCTCTAGTGAAGCTGGCTCAAACATACCACCACTGCCACCGCCACCGCCGCCTCCAGAAGGAGCCTCAGGTTCAGGCTCAGGTTCAGGCCCACCTGTTACAGGTATTCCTGTAGTCACACACTGGTCAAAACCTTTGGGGTCAATCATGTACCCCGGTAAACACTCGCCACACGAGCCATCTTCGTTCTCTACTCTGTTCTGTTGTGCACAAGGCGACCCCGGAGGAGGAGGAGGAGGTTCAACTGTATTATTGTCTCCTCCGTCATTAATAACTATAGGGTTGTCTTCACATTGTCCTTCAGCGTTCCTTGTTTGACCCGCTGGACATTCTTCAGGCTCAACGTCAACCCCAGTTGTTACAGTTGTTGTCTCACCACAGTTGTTTGCTGGATCTAGTACCCATTGACCTTGTTTTTCTGTGTTCTCAGAACAATATCCCCAACCTTCTTGAATACAGTTAAAGTAGTCGAAACTACCAGCATCAGGCTCAGTAGTACACGGGTCTGCACCATCAACAGTGTCATCAACAGTGACATCATCAACTACACATTCACCCTCTGCGTTGTATTTACCACTTCCTTCTGACGTGTTACAGGGCGCTCCCTCAGTAAAGCTTACTACTGGTTCACATTTATTTGTGGCCTCATTATATTCTTCGTTATCATTACAGGTAACTGGTGTTGCTACACAACCGTTAGCTGATGCTTGATAATTGTCTAAGCATCCACCACAGTCTTCTGCACTGTTAACTATGCCTCCCTTTTGATTTATAGAGGCACAGTCAAAAGTTCCTTCTTCTTCAACTACGGAAATAGGTAGACACGAGCCGGGGTTGTCAGGATCTTCTATAGTGTTCTTAGACGCACATTCCTCTGCTGTAGTGAGAAACACAGGTACGCCAATAGCTGTATTTATCTGGTCTTTAAACTCACCGTAAACAACAGCAGCAACTGCTGGAGGAAGGAATTCACCTATTTTCTTAAGGACACCTTCGACAGTAATTGATCCAACGCCGTCCTTAACATCAGCAAATACATCTGTAACTTTACCTACAACCCAATCACCAATGTCTCCAAGGATGTTTTCTGGAGTACACGCTTCATCGTTGTTCTCACCACAAGTAGGTACGCCGTTCTTTATGTCTTCCAATTTCTTACCGGCTTCTACTAAAACATCTTCCATGTCCTGTATAGTTACGCCAGAGAATACACCCCCTAGTATTGCTGCTGGGATCTCTAGTCCGGGGATAGATAGTATACCGCCAAACTTAACGCAGTTCTTTACCCATTCTGGGCCACCCCTTGTAAGTTTGTCACACTGAGCACTCGCGCTTACTCCTGTGCTTGCTGTGAGAATATTACTAGCAATGTCTTGGATAGCACCAAGAGGATCATTAACGATAGCTTTTGTTTCATCTACTATGTTATTTAAAGCACCAGTAGCTTGGTCGTAAACGTCCTGACCTATTTTATCAACAGTTGTTTTTACTTCCTCAGCAGTAAGGACATAACCGTTGCCTGTAAAACCGGGGTCACCGCCGTCGTCACTACCGACGTCATCACCTAGGGTGTTATACCACTCATTAAACTCATCAATGTCAGAAAGTAGACCAACATCAACCGCTTTTACATCTTCTAGTGTAGCTCTACCTTTATCATAATCCTGTAGAACACTAAATAAAGTTGTAAATTCTTTTGCTCTAAAAATTCTGTTAATATCGTCGGTATCTTGGTCTTGTAAATATACCTTAAGAACGTCAAGCAACTGTAAAAAAGATTGACCAAAAAACCCGTCTGCTGTAGGATCAAATCCGGGGCTAATCCCTGTTATGTTAGGTAAAAATTGCTCTAACCAATCACCCCAATCATATTGGTCTATAAAGTCGCCCTGCATTATTTCTTACCCTTTAACGCAAGCAGCTTGTCAGCGCCACGTATACCAAAGGAGGCAGATACTGCCATGAATAACAAATACTGATACCAATCAGGAAGCCTGTTAAGCTCCTCAAAGGCAAGACCAATGCGGTCTAGTATATCTACATCATTCATTCCAATACCCCACATAACGGCAACCACAGGCGCTGAGAGCAACAACGTAAACCACTCGTCCTTCCAAGAGGTAGCACTGGCAGTTGCCATGAGTTGTTCCCAAGACGCTGTGTTCTGGATGACTTCCATCTTTGCTTTGTGTATTGCTGACTTTTCTTCAGACCTGTTCTTTAGAACTTGGCTTAACAAAGTAGCAATAGGTGATATAAGTGCTTGCCACATAGACTACCTCATCATATAAACAGCAAGAGATATACACGCACTAACAATAATCCAGAAGAATCTTTCTGAGTTTTTGACAGAGCTAGAATTTGATATAACTACATTTTCTAAATCACGTAGGTCATCTTCTTGGTCGTCTAATCTTTTTTCATGTCGATCCATGCGTTTAAAAGCAGATAGTAACTGCTCTTCCACACGTGCAATCTGAGATACCGCTTCAGTTAGCTTATCTAGCTTCTGCTCAATGCGGTCAAGACGGTTATCCATCATAACGTCATGTCCTACGTTGTCCATTAGAGAGTAGCTGCTAGCTCAAACAAGTCATCCATCTCTACACCTGTCATACCCAGTGCAGTAGCCATAGCGTCAATCCAAGGAGACACACGCTCTACAGTTGATCCGTACTCCCACTCAATAGACACAGTAGTCTTATCAGGCTCATCCATGACTGCGATAGCATCGTTAACCATAGTTAGCTTGCCTGCTTGAGACAACGCTAGTCGTGCTTGACGCATAGTAACAACCATGTTTTCACGTTTAGTTGCTAGTTTTTGTGCCTCGTAATCATCAATCTGAGACTGAGCAGTAACTGTGTTGCCATCGTCGTCCTCGTAGTCTTGGAACATATCCTGTTCAGTCCATGCGTACACCCAGTTACCGTTAGCGTCCTGCTCTACACCGTTGCTTACAACAGACTTATAGTCCGCAGAAGGCTCTGGCTTAGGTGACTCAAGTACAGGGTCAATGCCCAGTGCTTCGTTGACGTTTTCGTTCCACACTTTAGGTAGTGAAACATTAGGATTGTCTCTGCGGATTTGGCCTTGATTTTTGACCTCGCCCGTTGATCGTACTCTGTAGTTACTCATAGTTGATATTCCTATGCGATTGCGTAAAAGATGTAAGTGCCGCCAGAAGCGTTGAGTGCCGCTGGTGCTGATGATGTGACTGTAAAGCCACTGGCTAATGGGTCTATGTAGTCTGTGTTGGTTACTTGAGCCGCTGATGAGTTCAGTAGTAAATACGGATCGTTACCTGCCACAATGCCACGTAGCGTATCCCAGTAGTACCAATCGCCTGTAGAGTCTGTACGCTTAATCAGGATGAACCTAGCGCCAGCACTAAAGCCACAATCTACGTTTAAGTCAGAGCCTGTGCCTGTGTAGCTACCGATCTTTGAAATGCCGGGGACTGTTGCGAACAAATAGGCAATGTAGCTATACCCCGTCTGACTTGAGGCAATGTGCCCATAGCCAAAGTTTATATTGTCTGCATCTGCGCCAACCCAATCTGCCGCAAAATTAGTTTCTGCAGCATTTTGATCTAATCTAAGATAGTGTTGAGCAGTTATATCTTTATGCCAAACATACCAGCCATAAGCGGTGCTTCTATTTTTAAACACCATCATTTCAGGAACAGCGTTTAAATTGTGAGCTTTTGAACCAGATCCTCCACTAGAAAGAAAACCGTCATAAGTCACAACATCAAAAAAACCGGGGGCGCGTCTCCAGCCCCATGCGTTATAAAACGATACTCCATTGAAGTAATCCATAATACCGTTCATATAATCCCACGTAATAGCGGAACCTGTGGCCTCCACACTCGTTGCATCGGTAAACACGTATTTATTCCCAGTTAGCCTGCTGAATATGTAATTCCCATCTACTGACCCGTTTATCGCTTTCTGTATCCCCATGTCTGGTGGGAATCCCAGTTCATAGGCGGGGCTTAGGCCATCGCTCCTACCCGCATCAGTGTTAAACAAATCAGTAGCATCAAACTCTTCTGCTGGCTTGTGTGGCCTGCGGATAGCCATGTAGATATAAGGACTGCCACTAGAATTTAAGGAGATACCGTTATTTGTTAATTTAAAACCAGAAGCCGTTGGTTGTATCCAATCATAGCTTGTGTATTCTGCGGCATCAGAATTTGGTTGCAAATATGGATCATTTCCGCCAGAACTCATGCCTCGCATATTGTCTGCCATGATCCAATTTGCAGCTGTCCCTGTATTTTTTATTAATACCCACTGCGCCTCAAATCCAAGGTCAATCTCAGGGCCGTCTGTACTTCCATTACCCGTATAGCTCCCACACTTGATAATGCTCTCGTCACTGTCTGTGCCAAAGTCTTGGGCGTCGTGGGCGAAGACGTAGGCTACGTATTCAACACCCGATCCATTGACTTGGCCCGATGTACCCAGTGTAAAACTAGACGATGTAGCCGCTGTGTTATTCCAATAACCCGTATTGTCACTCGTCCAACTTGCGTAGTTTTCGTTTAAATACAAAGAGGCCAATGACGCAGTTCCGATGTGTTGAACAACCCAATTTCCACTACCGCTTGTACTCTTAACAATTACCATTCCCGGAACACTGCCAAGGTTATGAGCTACTTCACGCCCCGCTACGCCATTACCCGTGTACGTCACAACATCAAAGAAGCCCGGTGCCTTGCGGAAGGTCCATGAGGCGTAGGTCGTTGCTTGAGTGGGCCCTTCGTTATAGCGAACACTGTTACCTACCACATATCCAGTTGATGTGAACTCCCTGATCCTCTGGTCGATTGGGCCTGTTTCAGCAGCGGTAGAATTAGATTGTATTTCCAGCCCCCAGCCTCGTTCTGTATCAATTAGAGCGTGTTCGTAATTTGTACTTCCATTTGACCTGCTTTTTGTCCAAACCAGACCGCCCTCATCAGCAAGGTCAATGTTGTTTGTTATGGTCTGAACAGAGCCAGTACCCGTGTACAAATAAGTAGAGAACACATCGTCAACGTAAACATGGTCACCACCAGCGTTACCAGCCGCCGCCTCTAGTAGTTTCTTTTTAGTACTCATATTAAGCTAACGCCTGTCCAGCAGTGAAGCCATACCAAGTAGTGCCTCCATCTCTTGTGTAAAAGACAAAGATATCTTTAGCACTAGCTGTGGCTGTTAGTGTTGGTGCTGTAGCCGCAGGCCAATCTACTGCTGCTGGCCACGTTACTGTAAACCCAGAAGCACTAGCGTCTTGAATAAGCTCAAGAGAAAAACTAAAGGCAGTACCAGAAGCAGGAGGGTTACTAAAAGTAAAAGTTGTATTTTCAGTCAGCGTGTGACTAAAGGCGTTACCGGCCTCACAATTAACAGTAGTAGCGTTAGACGTGCTAGTAACAGCGGCGTAGGTTTCGTTGTAGCTATCAACTATTAACTCACCAGTAACGTCTACGTCGCCTGTGTAAGCCGCTGTAACAACAGGAGATCCTGACTTCTGTAATGCGCCTGTAAAGTTAGCTGTTGTGTCTGAGTATGATGCATAGCCACCTGTGTTAATTAAGTAACTAGCAGAAGTCCACGCCGTAGTGCCATCTCCTACTTTTACTTTTAGTGTGTCTGTTTCTATTCCTAACTCACCTTGTGCTAATGTTGGATTAGCTGAAGTCCAGTTAGATGCTGTATCTCTGCGTATTTGAATAATGCTAGCCATGATTATGCACCGCCTCCGTTAAAATTCTGAGCTGTAAGATAAGTTGAATTAGCAAAACCACCGTCCAGCCCTGCACCGGAAGTACCCGCTATAAACTGAGATGTGCTACTATCAAAAACTAAAGTTTGACCGTCTGTTGGAGCAGGTGTTAAATTAACATCACTAAGATCATCAAGAGATGCAGTAGGGCCAAGAGAGGCTGCTAAAATTCTTGCAGTCATCGTGGCTGTTGTAGGTAAAGTTGTGTCGTTACTTACAAATGTTTCTGAAGATAAAACAACAGCAGCAGCATCTATATCACTAAACGCTACACTGGTTAAGTACCCAGCAGACGCATGATTGCCCCAGCCATAAGCTGTGTTCCAGTTAGCAATGTTTAAGTTAGATCCTGTAACAGCCCCTGAAAATGTACCTGTAGTGCCAGCAACAGCCGCAAAAGTTCCCGCTGCTGGAGTAGAGCCACCAATAACAGCACCATCAATAGTACCACCGTTAACATCTGCCGTTGTAGCGACTAAAGAAGTAAACGTACCAGCCGCAGGCGTTGTGCCACCAATAACAACATTGTCTAAAGCACCGCCGTTAAGATCAATAGTTACTGCGGTAACAGTACCTGTAACAGTAACATTATCAAACGTAGCTGTGCCAGTAAACGTAGGTGAGCCTAAGTCTGCTTTAGTTGCACTAGCTACTTGAATAGCATTAAATTCTGTATCAAACTCCGAACCACGAATAACCTTATTGGCATCACCCGTAGGTAAAGAATCTTTAGCAGTAAAATTTGTGGATTTTACATAGTTAGACATAAGGTTTTCCTATCCGTTGTGTCTTTTAGTTAAACACCCTAATCTAAGATGCTTAAATAAAAGGGGCCATTGCGACCCCTGTAGAACTTAAGCGTCAGCTAGTGACAGGATAAATCCTGCTTCTGGACGATAGGTTTGAATGCCGTACAAAGTGTCAGCAGTGTACAGAGTAGACAAGTACTCTTGCTTGTACTGAGTCTGCGAACGTACAGCCATTTGCTCTGCAAGAACAAGAGCGTCCTTGTGGAAGAACAAACAACCGCGAGTGTCAAGAGTTGAGGCGCTGTTTTGAGCAGCTACTTCAATAACAGGACAGTTAGAAGAAACGTAAACGTCTACACCGTACAAGTTACCAATCAAGCCAGACTCAACACCACGTCCACCAACAAAGTCAGAAGACACGTAGCGATCAATACCCATGATAGACTTACGCGCAGCAGGTGGGATCACCAAGCAACGGTTGTCCATAGGTACGTTAGCATCGTCCATCAACTTGATAGCTTCGCGGAAACCAAGATCAGTAAAGTTATCACCAGCAGTTACTGTGTCAGTTGCGTAAGCAGCAAGACCAGCAGCAGCATTAAAGTAATAACTGTTAGAGTTAACCCAGTTTGCACCAGTGTTAGCAGGAGCAGTAGTACGAGTACCATTACCAAAGCCAGTGGCAGCATTCATCAGGTCAGTGTCAACCGTAAGAGCCAACTGATAGCCAGCATCTTCAGTGTAGAACTGACGCAGAGAAGACAGAGCCTGTACTTCTACGATATCTTCAATAAAACGTGAGTACTCAAAGTGTCGATCAATAGTGATCTGCAACTCAGTCTCAACATTTGCTTGAATAGTGACAGCAGTGTCTTGAACTTTAGCATTTGCTTCACCACGAATGGGCTTAGGTACGTGAATCAAGTCACCCTTCTTTCCTGTCATAGCAAGACGCTTGACAAGAGGTGCCATCTTCAAGTTCTTTTGGAAAGCAGCAATAATTTCGTCACTCCAGATTTCTGGAATAAACTTGTCTGCTGCTGTTTTGTTGACGATTGACCCGCCGCCAACTGTACCGGGATAAGTTTGTTCAGCCATCGTATTTCTCCTTTAGGCTACTTGACCCTCCTTTCCGCATAAGCTGCCATAATTTCAGGCTGTAGTGCCATGTAGCGGTCAGGGTCTTCTTTCATAAGTTTAATTAAGTCAGCACGACGATAAACTTTCTTACGAGATCCTTCTGATGTTCCACGAGCGTTGCCTGTGTTAGCAGACTGTACTGCACTCTTACGGGCTACCTTTTCAGCTTGCGCTGTCTGTTGGACTACTTGGTTACGTTCTTTCCAGTTACTAAATAGTTCATCAGCGGCGTCGTAATCATACTGTTGGTCAGCGTGTACAAACAAGTTTGTTCGGACTTTAGACCCCTTGATCCACTCAGCAAACTTAGGGTCTTGCAAAATACTTTCCATTTCTGGATGCTTAGATTTAAGCTGTGCAAGAGTAGCCTGTTGTTTGTATTGTTGTGTATAAGCTTGTGCTTCTTTTATCTTAGGGTGGTTGTCTATAGCTCTGTTTACAGCAGTTGTAGGATCAATAAAGAAATCCGTATCATCTTCTTGTTGCTGTTGTTCAGGTGCTGGTTGGTTAACAAGTTGTGTCTGAATGTGGTTATCAACAAGTTTTCGTAACTCTCCAACTTCCGTACTCTGCTTGCCAGTAAATCTTTCAAGCTCTTGGTGCATCTGCACTAGATCCTCTACTGACTTACCTTGGTACTTTTCTGGAAGTTCAGATTCTGCTTGAGGTTGCTCCTCTGGAGTCTCTACAGTATCTTTTGTGTCGAGTTGATCTGTTGCTTCTAACTCTTCTTCTGGACGCTCATCAATTAGTGTTGCTCTTGACATAATATAAACTTACCCCGCCTTATTAGGTTATGGAGAAATAAAATAGGAGTTGCCCCGGTTAGGATTCCTTACTAGTCTGTCCTGCATTCTCGTGTTCACGTACCCACTTCATGTGCCTACCGGGAAAGTCCCCAGAGGCACCGTCAAGTATGTGACGAGTAGCAGAAACAATCTTTGTAGCATTAGCACCACAATCGCACCTACTGATTGCCGTGTCTTGTTCTACAAATTCTTCAAAAATATGCCCATTAGTACAACGAAACTCAAATACTTTAATCATCGTCTTCAGTCTTATTAGCTTCTTCGTAGTTAGTAGTAACAATAGTTTCCATGTTGATTAAGTGGGCTAATACGTTTAGTTGTCCCTTACGGAAGTACATATCGTCAGCATCTTTAGCTGCTTCTAAGCTATTAATCTGTAAAGCGTTGTTACTAAAGTCTTGTATTAGTTGTTTCCAACCATCAGTAAGAAAAAGACTAAAGTATTGGTCGTAGTATGTTTGTGTTTCTTGATCCATTGAGGTCGCCTTTGATTATCTCTATAGAACTATATATTATATATTATACCATATTTTATAACTAAAGTCAAGGTTTATTTTTTGGTACTTTTTCTCCTTCTTCCTGATGCCGTTACTGCGTGTTTAATTTTAGCTGGCCCTGTCTTACGAGCAGAAGAGCTACGTTTTTCAGCAGCAGTCATTTTAGAAGCTACTTTTTTAGGTCTACAAGAAGGATAAGGACGCTTAGACTTAGTAGCAGACTTTCTGCCACATGCTTTGCCTGTCTTTACGTCCACCCAATCTTCTTTAAACCACTTCTTTAGGGCCGCGCCTTTTTTACTTTTTCTTACTGCCACGCTTGTTCCCCCAGTTTTTAGCCCCCACCTTACGGCATTTGGCTACAGCACCGGACGCATACGCAGAAGGCCACACCTTGTAACGTGACTTGACCTTCTTTGCACATGCATCGCTTGCTTTCTTTTTTTTAGGCATCAGTAACCCTTAGCTTTTTTTACTTTCTTTCCTGTCTTTTTAGCAGCAGCTTTGGCTTTTGCTTTACCTTTAGCTGTATAAGGGAACTTCTTTTTTCCGACCATTGGCATAGCTATCTCCTCACCATTTCGATTTATTTGCCCAGTAAGCCGCAGACATTTTACCTTTGGCTATGTTTTTAGCATGACGAGCCTTGAATGACTTACGCCTTGCCTTTTCTTTAGGAGTGCTAGGATTTTTACCTGCACCACTCACTCCTTGTTGTCCGTAACGTATAGTCTTTATTTTGTCGCCTTCCTTAGCTACAACTACGTGAGACTTTGTTGGATGGTTAGGAGTCCTCTTTGGTTTGTTGAACCCGCTTACTCCTGCTCGCGCTAGCCTTGGATCCTTTTTGCTCATTGAGTTGGCCCTCTAGTTCCTTGACCCGGCTCTCCAGTAAGTCCAATCTGTCTAGGTGGTCGCTGAATGCCTTGTTGATCTGGTCTAGGAACTTCTTGGTTTCTGTTTGTGTCATTAGCATTTTGACGTTTTCCTTCTATTTCACTTTCTTTTAGTAAAGTGTCTGCAACTTTGAGTCTACGCTCAAATTCTTTGTCGTCGTTGTCTCCAACCTGTAAGTTTCTAGTCAGGGCGTTAATCTTATCAATTTGTAGCTCCTGTGGCGCTAGTTGTGTTTCTACAGAGAGCTTAACTGCTCTAGCTTCAGACTCAGCAGCCTGTGCGTTTAGAGCATTAGTTTGACTCTGCTGGAACTGCATCTGTGTCTGTTGAGCCATCATAGCCATTTGTTGTGCCTGTGGATCTGGTTGTCCAGCCTGTTGCAATGCACCAATTAACTCTTCACGGTTACTTAGGTTCATGTTGTCAATAATGCTTTGGATCAACACAGGGTACAGAGGACTGTCTTGCTTCATAGTCTGCAAGAGTTGTACCAACTGTGTAACCTCGTACTCCCTAGCAATAATACCTAGAGTAGACGTAGCAATAAACTTGTAGTCAGACACTGGGTAATTCTCAGGATCAAACTGCATGTACCTATGAGCAGCCTTAGTAACAAAAGGCATAAGGAAAGACTGCTGAAAGTTTATAAGAGTACGCTTATGACGCTTGATAATAGCACCAAGAGACATACTGATCCCAGCAGCAGTAGCCTCGCCGTTAACCTGTCCTGCGATACCTGCTGAGTCAACGGCCCCAGTAGCCTGTTGTACCATGCCTTGTAGGGCTTGAGCCTGTGCAAACGTGATTTGTCCGACTTGACCAAAGTTAAACGGTTGTAGTACTTCACGCGGATCTCCGTTAGTTAGGATCATCTTACCGGGACGGACTTCTGGTTTAGCCCCTCTAGGAAGCCGTGTAGCGTCGATAGCGAGCATTGGGTGGATAGTGAGTGCTAGTGCGTCAATACGAGCGCGTAGCTCTGTATCAAGCGCCTTCTGGCTGTTATAGCCCTTCTCACAAACACCACGACCCCAGAATCTTGATGGTACTACATCCCAAGGAAAAGCAACTACAGGACGATCCTGCATCATGTACGGATTAGCTTCAGCCTTAAGCAACGTACCACCGTTAGCAATAACTACGACAGCTTCAACGTACTTACTGTCTTCTTCTACGTCTACACCTTCTGCTTCTAGGAGTTCTCGTGGTACAAGCCCGTAGTACTTAGTTAGCCTAACTTTGTCATCGTGGTACACAGATAAGTCTTGATCTGGCTCTAGTTCTGAATCAGGAGCCGCTGACTCAAGGTATACTTCTTTGTACACCCCTTGCTCTTGTAGTAGCTCTACAGAATGTTTAGACACAAACTCATCAATAGCTACACCCATAGCGTCTTCAATAGACGTAGCTACAGGGTCAATAAGAAAGTTCTGAGGCATTACAGGCTTTAACTTAACAACTACTCTGTCAGTAATGCTTACGCCTACAGCAGTAAGGTCACCACCCATAACAGGCTCAGTAGCCGGAGCCATCTCTTTGATCTCTTCTAGTACAATCTCACCAATACCTGTACCAAAGACAGCAGAGTTAATTAAGCACTCTGCAACAGCCTTACGTACTTTACAGGATTCAAAGTCTTGTGATAGCTTGTTACGTAAGTACATTACGTCCTGACGCTCTTGATCGTTTACGTCATCTTCTATGTCAAACCACTTACCACGACCAAAGGTGGCTTCTTCTAACTCTGCTACGTTAGACTCTACAGCCTGCTGTAACGCAGGAGAGATAATTCTAGAACGCTCTGACGCTCTTTCGGAGTCAGCAGGATCCCATTGACCTCTCCATAGCCTATAGTATTCCTCAAACTTTTGTTCGTAGTTTGACTCATAGTTGTCTCTCCAGTTGTCACACTTTACCATTATCCACTGTTCTAGCGATTCTTCAATTAAAAGTGGGTCGGGACTATAAATTTCTTCTGCCATAGTATTTTCCTTAGATTATTGCTACGCTGTAACCAAGTGTAAAAAACACCACAGCAGAAATTGCGTAGATTCCGTATGTATTAAAAGGACGCCAAACACGCTTGGTACTCATAGCTTTTACTAGCTCATCTGGTAAAGGGTTCATCATTTTAGTAACCTGCTACTATATCTAATATTTCGTGATCGTCAATTTCAAAGTCGTAGTTGTATGC